CGCTGGCCGAGTGTCGTTTTGCTAACGGGTTTGCACTGTCGCCGGAGCAGTCATTTCGGTCCTTTTACCCGTCCAATATGTCCAGATCTGATTCCCTTTTGCCTCAAGCTCTTCGTGAGCTCAATGAAATCGCTGATAAAGCTGACAAAGAGACAAAAGAGAATCGGATTTGGACTTACGCCCGCACCAAGGTGTTCCACGCCTTGACGCAAGAAGGGCTGACATGTGCTATGCACATTTCGCTAGTGGACCTGATTGCAGACAATGCGAAGAGTATCTGCAGTACAGTGTACAACACTCTTAAGCCTAGGGCACTCGCACTTGACATCCCGGCCCCAACCTTCAACCGCACAATTCAAAAACATTACCGGGACTTGTTGCATGGCGTTCAGTTTACTCCTTTCGGTACACCAGAGCAAGTTAAAGAGCGATCCCTCACTAAAATTAAGCCGACACCACAGGAAGAAGAACAGATCTGGCGCGATGACACTCCACAATTCGTCAAAGATCAGTTGACCCAGTATAACCCTGTAGTCAGGCCCGCAATAAAGAAAGTGATGCTAACACATCCAATTGTCTTTGCAAAATTGGATTTACTCATGCGAGAGCACAACCGCACATGGAAATTTGGAGACCCGCGGAAAATTCCCCAAGCGGACGGAATCACATCCCGGTTTATAAAGGCCTACAATGACATCACAGGCTATGCACGAATGCCCCGGTCAGGCACAAGAACGGGTAACTATTTCATTTCAGACATGAAATATCAAGACAAAGTAAGATTGCACAGTTCTTGCCTGTTTGTCTATCAACGCATTCGAGTCCATGGAACCACAGTCACAATACCCATTTTACATAACTCTCCTACAAGTCCCCTCATAAAAGTCACTGGAAGCAATGGTTTAACAGAATACGGTGTTCTTTCACGACCCTCCGGGCGAATCGGCGCAAGATTCACCCACGACGACCCTGAGACTTATGACTTCATTGAAGTCGGAGATGTGTTTGGTTCATTGCTTGAGCTCTCCCAATATATAATCAAAAGCGTTAAGGCACGAGACGCGCAAAGAAAAACTGTCCTCGCCTCCGTGCAAAGCCAAATGACAAGACGACGAGATCCTGTCAAACTAATTAAGTGGACCCACAAACGCGTAGAACACGAAGGTACCCTTGATGACTTTATCCAAAGTCACTATAAAGACGTTTGCGGTTCACATAGACTGCTTGCCACAATAACATACTCAGGAACAATAGATTCAACCTTATTCTCTGACGAAATTGAAGATCTTCTAGAAAGGGATTATTCAGATGAACCCTCAGCCCCCGAACCATTACCAGCCATGCTCAAAGGCCGTGTAGGGCAAGCTGAAAAAGTAATTTGTATTCTCCCAGACCCAGAGACACTCAGAAAAGGTGGTCCTTTGCATGCTAGTTTCGCCAATTTCGTAACTCTTAGAATGCTCCTCAGACCTTGGCAACAGTTTGTTTTCATTGACGAAGACGACAGCACATTCACATACATTCCTGTGTCACATTTCTCCAAATCAGCCAATTGGGCAGCCTCCTTCAAAAATTTACCTGAATTTGTCAGAGTCGGACCTTTCTGCGAATTCTGCAATGCCGTCGCTACAGGGAAGGGAGGCCGCATCAAAAATGATCAAGGAGTTCTACTAGCTTTAGATAATCATCCAAGAGACACAGAGTTTGAAGATTGCGGCAATTCCGTTGATGATGTCATTCGATATCTCACAGCAGAATTTAATATCATTGATATGGTATTTGCAAATGCTCAAGCCCAAAATCCATCAGATGTTGCTGCTCATCTAATTATCGCCAATCATAACAGACCTGACCCACAACAAGGTAAACAACCCAACCAACCAACTACCTCTAATGCACAGCCCAATCGTAAAGTCACGTTTGCAGCTACAACTGCTGCACGCCCTGTTCAGCCAACCCAACCAACTCCTCAGGCTGCCCAACCAATTATAGTTACAACCACCACCCAAACACAAAATCCAGTTCAGCCTCCCCTCAACCCCAACCAGGCTGCCCATACTACACCAACACCTACTCAACCCCAACCTGCAAATCCAGTACAGCCTCCCAATCCTACACCCCAGGCTCCTACTCCAGCTGTCAATGACCCAGTCCCAAATCCCAACCCAACACCAGCAGACCAACAACCCGCTGATCCCCCACCTCAACCCACACCTCAACCAAATCAACGACAACCAGACCCCATAATTGTGAACGTAGTAGTTAGACCAGATGATGGAACAGGTGTTCAACCTGCACCAACAGACCCAGTCGCAGTAATTCCAGCAGAACCACAACAACCGCCGAACCCAGATCCTGATGGTTTGAGCGACCGTTTCCATGCCGTGTTTCTCACCCTTAAGTTACCCCGCATCCACAGTATTGTCCCCGGTTTACGCAATTTTTCATTATCCCAACACTCTGAGGATTTGAAAAATCACCAGATGGTGTTAACCCTTGCCGAAAATTTCATTTATCCTTCTCCCATCTTAATTGAAAATTCAGGCAGGGCGTTCTCATACACTGTCAATATACCGAAGGTCGAATGCAAGAGAAACCCTAAACCAGCAACACAAGTTATATTATGGTACTGCGTCCATGGTGGTGACATCAAATGGACCACACGTTCTCCTATAGTGTCGTATTACAACAGACTAGGTTACACAGACCCAGCAGACTTTACATTATTCATAGGCAATATGCCTCCAACAAATCCGCTTTGTGACCCCAATAGGCAATTGGTCAATTATGCTGCTGAAGATATGATCGGAAGAATTAAAGAAATACCAGATTCAGTAGACCCAGCTCTCAAGTCAGTGATTGTACGAGAGTTGCACGACCAACTAATTGAACTACACTCTAAAGATGACACAATGGTGCCGTATTTTGGCCCAATGCTCTCTAAATCGTCCCATGTTTTGAAAATGGCTGGAAACCATTACTACGTTGATTCGACAGGGATGAGAAGATGGACACCAATTAATTCAGGAATTGGTACTTGGTTCGATTTCCGCCCAAATGTTTCGGTGAATTTCGAAACTCACCCACTCCAAGGTCACATAAAAATAAAATCCAGATTGGAACATGAACCTTTAGACGCGCCGTGGTATGAAATCCCCTGCAATATCGAGAAAACCCGGCATATACTTGTTCCAACAAAAACTGTTTCAGACCTCATTAGCATAGTCACATGCAACTATCCAACCGCTAACGCCCCAGGTCGCATACTTGCTGAGTTGCAGAAGATGGATTTTCCACCTAACTACTCAAGCCACATACAAACTGAACTGTTGACAATAATAACAGATTTGGTTTCAAAGACAACTGAAGGGCGCGTCATGCAATTGGCCCGGATTGGCACCTACTCATCATCTTATGGTCATATCCAATCCAAATTGTCAAAGGCCTTTAATTGGATTCACACATTGATTACACCTGGTATATTGAACATCGTTACAGCTGGACCATTCTTTGCTGCTGTCATCCCCATGTTAGTAACAGCTTGGTTCAGTTTGGTTTATACTGAAAGTGTCATACTCGAGTTTAATGTCCAGGATTTCGCTTCAAAAGACACATATTTAGCTATCACATTCCCATGGTTCTTCTTGATTAAAACAGTCCCTCCCCTAACAATTTTATCTATCTTGGGTGCCATTGGTCAGAAATTGGCCATGAACCCGGTAGCAATATTGAGAAGAGAGCCACCAAGTGATCTAAAGGAATATACAGAAGCCGTTTTAGCATGTGACAATTTTAACATAATATTCGGAGCCCTCATTCGTTTGACATGGCCTTTATGGTTCATCAAATGGGGCTATTCAGAATCTAAGCAACGCTATAATCAATACAGAGCCGCAAACCCACGCCCTCCTTTTACGTTAGACACACCGTCAGTCTATGACTCGTTCCGTGATTATTTTAATCACACTTATGAGCATCTGACCGACACAACAAGACGTGAAAATGTTCCTGCTCTTTTGAGTAATGGGGCTGTACAGGCTTCTGCATTATCGATTCCCAATTTTAAATTTTCCCAATCAACAATGCGTCCTGGTTCGACTGTAAAAATTAGAGGATCTCGCCATCTGCCTGAGTTGATGTCTGATGCGAGTTGGTCACTGTTATCAAAAGCTTTAATCATAGCTTATCCAGGTCCTGTTATTACAGGTGGGATCGAAGGTCATCCACAATTCTTCTTGGCAAAACAATGCCCATACACAATGTTGGTCGCCATCCGTGAGAGGATGTTGCGCAGTCGCGGCCACAACAAAATATCACTGGCAGCTGAATTCGCTCGTCTCACAATAGCGCAAGTTGTTGTTACACCGGCGGATGTTCAAGCTTGGCTAGCCAAAAGACAACCACGTTTAGTCAAACCTTATATAGACATATTGGAAAAACAGTCCCGCGGTTCTATCACTTATACTGGTAATGATGGGATCGCTGTTCTCAGTGGGTTTGTTAAGGATGAGTCGTTAGAGAAAATTAGTCCTAGGATTATTTGTTCTCCATCCCCTGAGTTCCATTGCTATTTTGGCCCATGGTGCAGCGTCTTTGAGCGAAATGTCACTCAATACATCAACTCACTTGAGAATGTGAGGTTCACTGGAGGGCTCGACGCTGTTCAAAAAGGAAACTTTTTCTATGACACCATATATGCCAAACCTTATTATGTCTTTGATATCGATGCCAGCAAGTGGGATGCTTCAGTCCCTGACCTGTGGCTCGATGAATTACGTGAATTATATATGCAATTAGGCTGGCACGACAAACGCTTCCTAGATTGCTTAAAGGACCCACAGTTCTCAAAACAATTTGACTGTGGCATCTCCATCGATGTCAAAATGAAGGGAAATTATGTTGCCTCAGGCACTCCGGATACCTATATAGGTAATTCTTTGATGAACTACGCATTCCTCAGAACAGTTCTCAATAATTTAACCGCAGGTCTTGCTGACGTCTGTATCTTTATGATCTGTGGCGATGATGCCTTGGTGGCCATTCCCAATTACATTGACACCAGAAAACATCTCAAACGTTGTTTAAGAAAAGCTTTAACCCAGTCTGGAATGGACTTTGAACTTGAAGTCCATGACTCAACCGACCTACATAAAATTAAATTTTGCTCTGGCCTTTTTGTGCCCACCCTTGGATCATTAGTTCACATGCCATTACCACACAGAGTCCTAGGGAAATCGTTCTGTATGAAACCGGAAAGTATGGATCAAATTACATATGAGGAACACAATGACGCTGTCCGTTTCAGTTTAGCGTATCAATTTCATTTAGACCCTATCTGGTCTCGTGTTTTCAGAAGACCTGATCGCCCAGTCACTCAAATACAAACCATTATGCGAGTGGTGCGCTCAGGGATAATGAAATTTATGTTATCAACACCAGAATCCTCATTCTCCTTCCCAGTCAAATACTTTACGGAACAACAGATCGTTGAAAGCAATATTTTCTGGTCAAAAGTTTACCCAGACTTAACAACGTATCACACTACACAAATCGCGGAGATGTATTCTAATAAACATTTTATGATCACCGGAATTCCTGCCCACGTGCTGCTTAATGGATATTTTAAAGTAGCATCTTTTTACGACAGGTTAAATGATAAATTAATATCACGTGATGATCTTGACACCCGCGATCCATTCTTGCACTTGATCGTTTTGGAAGAAAGTGACACACCTGCTGGCCGCCTCATTCGTGCTGAGAAAGAACGACCTGATGCTGTTTTGAAACTCAATTATTTGACGTATCCAGCTCAAACAATGAATTCGAAACCTATGTCAATTCGAGTAAAACAACATCATGCTTGGAACAAACAATCAAAAACCTGGTCTCAGATGCTAGAGACTGGTATAATTGATTCATTCTACCTAACCGAAGCGCAAAAGAATCCAACCCAAATGAATGACACGCAATGGTGGAATGGTATCAATACCCTCCAGCACGCTATCTTAGAGCGCCACACAAACATGTCAGTCATGTCCCTCGGAACAGGGGTCATTGCTTCACTTCTACCCAACCGATCAACACACCAATCACTGCATGCTATCAAGCCGAAAACTACAGCCCAAACTAACTCTTCAACTTCCCCAACACCAACTTCACAGATCCCAAATCTCAAAGCCAACCACAACCCAACACTACCGTCCAAACTCACCACCGTCTTATTCCTTCTCTGCCTCTACATCATCATGCGACGATCAGTACGAGCCTCAGCCCTTAAATTTGATGGGGTGTCTCCTACCGAAAATGACTTCCTCGTTACACGCCTCGACCCTTTTCACGATGCCCCGTTCATGCCTACTGGAGGACCTGGCACAGCACCCACTGTTGTACGTGTTTTTAAGAGACAAACTGCTGTTTCAGCTCCCAACCGAGGTACAAACTGGTCCATGTGCGTATCCACTAACATTAACGGCTTGCCGGTACTTGATGCTAGTGGGACACCTACTCTTAAGACTCGCAACTTTACCAACACAATTGGCAATCAAACTGGCGTCGCATATAACGCATCAATTCCTTACGGGGGACAGAACACTCTTGTCACGTATGCAAATACATCTACGACAGGAACAGGACCCACACTATACCCTCTCTGCCCAATCTCAGTCGTCGCCGTCGACAGCCCTACTTTCACAACTACAAAAACTGTCACCGTTAATCCGACTGCGGTGTTTAGCCCTGCTTCCTCTACTGGACGCAATATCTCGATCGCCCAATTTGGAGAATCCGTTTATACTGATGGACCTACCAAGCTCATTTCTGTCGCCTTCGAGATTCACATGACCACATCCGACCTTTACAATACAGGTACGCTCACAGTTGGTCGCGTCCCACAGTCAATACAGCAAGCTTCTTTACGAGTCGATAATGGAACAGCAACCGCACCTGTAATTGCTCCACAACCATCAACTGCATCTGCCGTCTTACCAACAAATGCCTCAGAACTCCTCTTGTTCTCAGGATCCAAGACTTGGCCTGCAAAATACGGATGCTATGCTGTCGCTCCCCAATCATCATCATGCACACCTGATTTCGACCCCACGCCTTTTGTCAATCATTGCGTTCGCACTCAATCTTGGCAAGACGCCCGCACCAATGCTGCTACAACATTTTCTTTGGCAAATACCACTATGGACAGAGACTCCACCCCCTATTTAGCATCTACAGAGCATTTTGATACCATAATTTGCATCTTAGAAGGCTTAGACCCTAATGCCACTTTCAACGTTGTCACCTCACTCATCTATGAAACCATCCCTACTGACAACCAAAATTTGCGTCCCTTAGCCCGTCTTCCTATGGAAATAAAACCCCATGTCCTTGAGATCTACAATCACATGGCTTCTTTCGTTGATTGTTTCTGTATGGTCAACGAGAATGCCTCAGGACGTTTCTTTGGAAAACTTAAGAAAGCTTTCGGAGTTGCTAAGAACATCCTCAAAGATCCAACCGTCAAACAAATGATTGCGCCAATGTTAAGCAATCCTCGGGTCAAAAACGCAATGGCAGTTTATACAGCCGGTTCACAAATGGTTAATTCAGCGCGTTCGCTCAAGACCGCTGTTGGCGCCGCTCAAGCTGGAGCCTCTCAGAATCCCACCACCAGTTCCACTCCTCCTCCCACTCGTGCTCCTCCCACTCCTGGACAACCTCGCCGCCGTCAAACTCGTACCAGAGGCCGTGGCCGCTCGCGCACAAACAGGGCGTCGCGCGCATCGTAGTATGTTTAGCCACACACCTCTTTCATCCTCCTTAACCATTTCTCCTTCACCCTTTCCAATCCTACCCCTCTTATCCATCTGATCTGTTTCACTCTGTTTTCTGCTTCACATCCACTTTCAAATACCAAAAACATGCCCAAATACACACCACAAATCCTAAGTTGAGTGCAACTCTCCTGTCCTTGTTACAGAATGTGTCACCGCTGACAAACGACCGACATGTCGTTCGATTGAATCCGTAGCTTAGGTCTGACCCATATTCTCAATAGCTTTGTTTTATTTTCAAACGGTGAAACCCCGTGTCTGTTTCGAAAACAAAGTGAGCGAC